GACGCCCGGCACCCGGTCGATCAGATCGCATGTCTCAGGGCAGAAATCGTGGAACGTGCGGAGATCCTTCGGGTGGTGCAGGGGTCGGACATCGGACAGCGCGCCATAAAATTGCTCGGCACAGAGCAAGGCGTCCGTGTGGTTTGGGAAAACCAGCTTGTGCATGGGCCCGTATTCCCGGATCCGCCACCAATCCCGATTGGCGCTCGGGATACTGTGGATCCAGTGGAACCAGCGGACATCGGGCAGCTTATCCTTAGCGTTGTGGATCCCCAGCGCGTAAGGCAGATTCCAGCCGGTGAACACCCAGTCGTGAGTGAAGACATAATCGACGCCCTGCAGTTCCTCTCGCAGCATGGCGCCGGTCGCCTTCGCCGTCATCTCATGCTCGGGCGTCAGGTCCTTTCGGCTTGAGTAGTCCTTGAGGTGCGCGAAGGGCACCTTCTGGTGGATGGTGCAGAGCCCATCGAGCCCCGGCGGCCAGTTGTGCGGGTTGAAATGCTGGTTGACGTAGAGATCGACCTCGTGGTCGTAGCGGTGCAGCATCCGCACCTGGTCCTGCACGATGCCAGTCAGGCTGTAACCGGGGTTGAACTCCATGAAATTGGTCAGGATCGCGATTTTTGCCATGATACCTCCTATGCTGATGTGGTTGTCGTTGTGCTCGGTGCCCCTGTCGACGTGCTCGTGCTGGTTGAAGTGGTCGTAGTCGTGGTCGTCGTGGTCGTACTGGCCAGGGCCTCATGGTCGATGCTGCCCCCGAGGACCACGCAGGTTGCGCTTACGGCGATCCCCAGCATCTGCCTGTAGGGCCCCGGCTGCCATGCCTGTGTTAGCCCGCCGGCCGTATCCGGATCCAGCCACACCGGCTTGCCCGGTGACCAGCTCCAGGCGACGTTCGTAATCGGCCCCACGCGCTGCACCCGCACATCCTCTTCTGCTTCTCCGGCTTCCACCGTCAGCCCCACGGCCGGGCATGCGCTCCGGTTCGCCTGGGCCTTATAAGTCTTCCCGTCGCCGCTGATATGCACAGGGACATAAGCATTCGCGGCCTCCCCCAGGGTCACCTCCAAGCGCGTATGCAGGTGCTCGTCTACCAGAGCGGCTAGTTGGGCCAGCAGGGTGTTCCATCCCTGGGTGCTGGCGGAAATTTCAGGGAGTTCGTATTTGTCCGTTGCCATGGCGCCCTCCTAAACCGCCTTATGCATGGTGATTTCCCGGATAGCCGGGGTGCCACCAGACCAAGTGTTTGCTATATAAAGTCTGATATAGCGGTAGGCCGTGCTGTTCGTGAATCCGATTCCCAGCAGTTGCTCCTCGTTCGGGAATTGCGCGGCGTAGAGCAGATCAAACGCCTCCCCATCGTTGCTGCCGAAAATCGCAAAGTCCTTGATGCTCAGGTTCCCGTCCATCGCCGCGAACGGGTAGATAGTGATCCATTCCACCTGGTGCGCGACCCCCTCACCGAAATCATACTGGATCCAGTTCTGCGTATAGAGCCACCCGGCCCACAGGGTGTTGTAGTCGTCGTCAAAGGCGTTTGCCACGGCATAAAGATTAGGAACGATGCTTGGCTTGACGTTGTAGGCGCTGGGCGTGCCCCCGGTACAGAGATCCGCCGACCAGACAGGCGCAGCCGTAGTCGTCGTGATCACGGGAGCGCTGGTTGAGGTCACAGTCGTGCTCGTCGTCGAGGTGGTGGTCATCGTGGGGTCATAAATCACCCGATAGAACGGGCACGTCGGGTGCCCCGCGTTGTCGGCCACACCATCACCCTTCATGCTGAGGCTGGCCCACTGGTCGGCAATCAGCCTCACCCCACCCCGCGGGGCCACCTTGACCTTCCAGAAGTCCCACTGCTGGTCTTCGCCGGCCGGGTTGTCGGACACAAACCGCATGGCGTAGTATTTGTCCAGGGCCGTCTGCGCCAGGATGATGTTCGTGCCCTGCAGGGTGCCCTTGAAGCACATGCACAGGTTTTTCACGCTGAACTCATCGGTCGCAAAATTCAGCGTGTAGCCGGCCGTCATGCGGATGGATTTATTCCTCATGAGGCTCCCGTACTTGCTGCCGAAGGCTTCCTCAGTCGTCTCGGTGATATCCACCGAAAGCTCAGGCACGTTACCAAGATCGAAGTACTCCGCCTCATCAGGCGGCGTATCTCCATCCCACGGGGCCGCGTAGAGCACTCCACGGCCCAGCATATAATTCATGGTGCTTGGGCTGGCGTATACAGGCATTCGGCCCTCCTATGCGGTTGTGGTGGTCGGGGCCACCGTGCTGCTGGTTGTCGTGGTGCTGGCCGCTGTCGTGGTCGTGGTGGTCGTGCTGCCGGCCCAATCCCGCACCACGATCTCCGTCTGCTCGCTCTCGTAGGTGTAGCTGCGGTCCAGCAGGTAGTTCGATACCTTCAGGGTCAAACGGCAGGGAAGCCCTCCGTTGTCGCTCAGGTTCTGTGCCTGGGTGTAGGTCCACGTTTTGGCATCAATGCCGGCGTAGCTGGACACCAGGGCGCCCCACACCCACACCTCCACCTGAAACAGCCCTTCCCAGGTAGCCGCGGCGTCCGTCACCTGCTCCGCAGCCCCCACGCCGGCGCCATCCCCCCGCACCCGCGGATCCCATGTCAGCACAATGTCGCCGGTGTATTCCGCCAGCCGGGCCTTGCCGTTCGCCTTCAGGTTCATGGGCACCAGGGGCGTTTTGGCCCGGGCCGTGAAAGTGTGCTTGTAGGCCCTGGCCTGGGCGATATCCCCGGCGCCTCCTGGGCCCCTCGGCACCAGTTTGAACCAGCGGTCGACCCCATAATGAAACTCCGTATCCTCGATCAGCGTGTAGGCCCGCCGACCCATGAACCAGAAGAGTTCCCCGGCCTTGTGCTCCTGGCGTTGGGTATCCAGCCGGCCGCGGAACACTCCGGTCAGCAGGTACTGCGTGCCCGACACCGGCGTGATAGTCTGAAAGCTGATGATCTCATCGCCCAGGAGGGCCATGTTGAAACCGGCCATGGCCTGGGTCCGTGTGATGGTTTCCATCAGGCCGGCCTCGCCGGCCAGGATCGACACGGTGCAGCCCACCTCGTCATCCACCGGGCGGGTCAGCGGGTAGTCGGCCACCAGGCGCCCCACGATCTGGAACAGGTCCACCGACGTGAGCCAGAAATAACTGCTGCCGTCGTAGCTCATGAAAATATCGTAGCCGCTGAACCGGGGATCATCGGCCGCCAGGGGAATGATCTGCACACGCCCCTCGGTCAAGGCGTATGGAGCCTCGATGACCTGTGCATAAGCGATTGGCGGCAGAGTGGTGCGAATGGGCATGCGGTCCTCCTACAACGGGCACTCGCCGGCCGGAAGGGTGACGTAGGACATTTTGAGCCTGGCTGCGGATTCCAGCAGGTATTCAAGCTCCATGTCGTCGCTGCCGAACCGGCAAAACAGCAGGAAGCTGCACATTACAAAATTCAGGTCGGCCTCGGGGCAGGTGTAGCCCAGGGGCTGGTCCAGGTAGATCATGCCGGCAGCCGGGGCCATTTCAATCTTGCGGTGGGCCACGCTCCCGTCCGGGAAAAGGAGCTGCACATGCCGGCCCAGGCAGGCATTCGGCAGCCAATATTTCTCGTAGCCTACGTCCTGGATATAAAGGGCTTTATCGCCAGAGCTGAACCCCTTGGTCACAAGCAGGTCGGTGCAGAAGCTGGGCATCCAGAAGCTCCCCCATTTCCCGCGACACAGGTCAAAAAAGTCGATGAAATCCTGGATCTCCTCCTGGTCCTCCAGCAGGTATTGCCATGTCCACGAGAGCTGGGGTTCCGCTTCCGGGGTTTCAGCGTAGCTCGCCGCGAATGCCTTGGCGACCCAGGTCTCTCGGTTGATGTCTATCTCACCATGCTTGGCCCAGTCGGGCTCGATATCAAACACCGGCAGGCCTCCGTATGTATCCCATGTCGTCATGCTTCGCGTGCTCCTATCATGCGGCGACCCATGCAGAAAACCCGACGGGCGGCGAATACGAAAAATCCACGGCCTGCAACCTGGCTGTCATCTGGCTGTCATTTGCTATACCCAAAAAGAAGTGCCATGGATCTGTCCCTGGCTCAAAAGTGAACGTGGGATTTGTGCCTGCCATGGGGTCCCCACTGCCCTGCCATGTACCGTTTCTCGAAAACCAGACCTTGCCTGCCGAAACATCAACGGCGAGACCAATTATATCTCCATCTGTCCAGGCATCCCCAAAGGCCGTCAACGCAGCGTTGTTTCCCTTTTCCCCCGTGTGGGCATAAACAAATGAATTTGCGACGCTATAGCATGATCCGCCGATATCCGCAGTTGATCCGGCATCCTCTAGCTCATCGAGCCAGCCGTTATCTTGAGTCAGGCCTATAAATGACCCGTAACTGAGCCCCAGCGCTGCGATAGACATTTCGGCATAGTGCTTGCCTGATGTTTTCCCAAGTGTTGACAACCACGGGAACGTATGGAACGACATCCTATTTACAGCGGTGAGTCTATCTTCTGAAATCTTGGTTGCGAAATTCCTACGTTCCCAGCTCATCTTTGTGGGATCGTTGATCTCCGGCAATGGCAAGAGAACACCGGCTTCTTCAGCCGTCACATTTTCATAGCTATAAACATGCCACCACCACCGGTAGCCATATCCAGACAGGTAAGGGCATAGATCGCTCCGAAGTTGAATTAGAGAATCCTCGAAACCATCTTTCGCGTTGTAGACACCATAATTGGTTTGCCCACATGGTGCACCAGCGGAATCCATAACATTCGTGGACTCAATGTACTCCAAAAGCCGTATATACCCAGAAGATCCAATGCCGGGGCAATAAAGAATATCTCCAGGTTGGACCTCGTTATCGTTGTAGTACGTGCTCCTATTGTGGGCAGCTACTCCGGTGCCAGGGTCTTTCCCGGCATATGACAGTTGGTAATAAGTCAGAATCGGTGCAGCTGTTGTCGTGGTGGTAACTGCCAGGGTGCCGCTTTTTGTCACGCACAGCCTGGGTTTTTCGGCCCCCGCATTGTAGCGGATACTGCTGAAAGCCCGCAGTGCCCCCGCATCGCTACCGTTGTCCTCGATGACCAGCATAATACTGGCCCCGGCCTCCCAACCGAGCCGGTTCACAATCTCCTGCAGGGGCACACGCAGGTTCGGGCTTGCATAGGTTTCCCCATCAATCCAGTTTTCAATGGCGTTCCAGGCCACCCCTGTGGTGAGTGGCCCCATGTCATAGAGCTGCCGCCTGTTTGTGGGGGCTTCCGGAGCGTCATCGGCCGCTACCATGTAAATGGTGCAGTTGACCCGCACATAATGCCGGTTCTCGTAAGCCACCAGGAACAGGGTGGCTGTCTTTACGGCTGCCCGATATTCGAGATTGACATCCCGCACAATGATGTATGAACGATTTTTTACAGGCATACGATCATTCTCACTTTAACTCGGCGGATTTGTTTTATACGGATGATCTGCCGGCAAATTGCTTTCCAGTCCCCACTTGTGGGCAAGGTAGCCCTCGGCTTTTTGCCGATCAGCTACTGACAAAACTGAACTGCAAATCATCACTTCCGCAATGTCGCCATCCAGAGGTTCACCTGTACTCTCCCTTCTCCCAAGTTGGTTGAGATATACTTCATTAGCCTCGTCACCACCCGTGACGTTGAGCGTTCCGTCAACATAAATCTTCCCCGCAGCAGCAGCACCTTCAAATATAATAAGATGAAAAGCATTGTTGCTCACTCCCGTAGTAAGTGCGGATGCATTCCAAGGGAGAGTTATTCCCGTCATTTTTACGTTTCCATCTGTTTCAAAACGGAATTGATTGTTATATGACGACGATGAATGCGAAATAATCTGACCTGTCCCTGTATTGGAATGCTTTGCGATCACTAGAATCGTCTTGTCCAAAACATCCGTCCCTGGATCAGCCCAATACAACCTGTTATATGAGACACCTCCCGTGAACCTCACAACAGCTTGTCCATTAAGGACACCTTCAGCATAAATTGGATAATTAAGCTCATTTGCAGCAGTTGCATGATTTCCATTTCCGCTTTTATCAGCCCAAGTGGAAACCTTTCCCTCGCTCTTCGTTATAGTGCCTGCGTCTGAAGCATCAAACCAAACAGCCAAACCTAAATCGTCTGGCTCCCAAGCAGCCACCGTCGTGGTGGTCGTGGTCACCGCTTGGGTGGTCGTCGTGGGGGCAGCCGTCGTCGTAGTCGGAGCCGTCGTGGTAGTTGGAGGTGCGGTCGTGGTCGTGGTTGTCGTAGTCGTAGTATTGAATTCCAGGTCCGAATCCCCGATAAGGTTGTAATTCGCCGTGCGGCTGAATACTCCATCCAGCACGTACCCGTCATCAGTGTCCTGAGCCGGGTAAAAGCATTCCTGCTCCTGCACAGGGTCTTCCGGATCAATGTGGCTGGGGCTGCTGCAGGCCCTCAGATCAATCTCCCAAATCCCGGGCCGGTAGGTGGTCGTCCACTGGTCCACCACCTCGAGGCGATAGTAGCGGTAGGGCGTTTTGTTTCGGAACTCATGGGTCTGCCACTCCCCATTGTTCGCCTGGCGCCCCTCATAGAGCGTGTAATAAACCTCGTAGCCGTCTCTGCGTGCCCTCAGCTTGAAATATTTGATGCTGCCGTCCATGTAATTCCCGGCCAGCGCCCGGAGGCGCATCTGCTCCACGGCGTACTCATTCCCCGCACCGAAGTCTATTTCCCACCACGGAGCATCATCGCCAGCTGCGGCCTCCCACCTCGTGGCTACATCGAGATCGCAGGCATCAGCTGCGGGGTGGCTTTCATCGGCCTCCGAGGAGGCGCTTGCCGTCCCGGCCGGGCACAGGTTGGTGCTCCACACCAGGCACTCATCCGGGCCGAAGGTATCTGTTTCAGGTGGGGCCAGGGCATACTCCACAGCCTGTTCTGCCGTGCCCTCGATGGTCTCTTCCTGCAGGTCAGCTTCCTCCAGGGCCATGATCCGGAATACCATCTCCTCGATGCCATAAGGCGCGTAATAAAGCCGGAACCGGTCCCCCGGCTGGAACTCGAACAGATTGCGGTTGCCCTTGAACCGGATCGGGGCACCAGGGAATGCCGCTCGGGCCAGGGCTCTGCGCCCGGCCCACACCGCTGACCGCTCCCGAGGGAACCATGGCAGGCTCAACGTCTGGGGCTTCACGCGGCCCGTGATCCTTTTGTTCGCGGCGTCATCGAGGTGAAAGCTGCTCTCCTTTATCCCGATCCCCTCGACCTCATCCTCGTCCTCGTCAACAAGAAGATCACCCGTGGCCCAGGCTACCGCCGTGGCATAGCCATAGACCCCATTGTAGGTGCTATATGGGCCACCCCCGTCAGCTACGTCCAGGCTGAAGCCCTCGTGCCGGATTACATCGGTGGAGGTGAGCACGATCAGATCATCGTCGATCCAAGATAGGGCCTTGATCTCCGTGCTGCCGTAATCCAAAGTCTCGGCCACGGTATCGCTGAACCCATCCCGGCGTTGAATGCTGTAGGTGCCGTCCAGATCATCGAATGCCAGGGTTAGGTCGCCGTCGTTGGTGACGGCCATGCCGACCAGAGTGCCGACGGCACTGACCTGGGACACCACGGTCGTCGACAGACCCGCATGCCTCTGGGCTTTCGACATCTGTCCCAGAGCGAAGAGGTCGATGCCATTCCAGCCGAGGTCGCCCGCTGCATTTGCGCCTATATTGTTGAAGCTCTCGGTGTCACAGAAGCCATCATAGACGGTCGTGTAAACCGATGACGTGTCCGCGGCTTCCCAGTAAATGTTTGCTACGAGTTCATGCCCGGTCCATACGATCCCGCAAAGCTGGAGCACGTCTGCCCATGCGATAGAACTGGCCATGTCGGCCACGAAATCCTGCGCCAGAGCGCTGAATCCTCTGTACCCGGCGCAGTATATGCCCATGCCTACCTTGGCATACCCAAGCACCAGGTGCCCCCCGTCAGGGTTTGCCGGGTCCCCGCCGAAGTCCACCAACCGCTTCTGGTACCCGACCGAGAGGTCGTTCGCCTCCGTGGCAGCCCATGAGGGCCGCTGAAAGTCCAGCTGCCCGATAATGTCATCCTCGGTAATAATCGGCAGATCTTCCCTGTCTCCCGCATCCCGCAGCAGCACGGGCTCAAACTGGGCTGTGCCGTCGCTCGATGGGGCATAGCGCAGCAACCCGTCCACATGCTGGCTGAGGATTTGTCTGCAAACGGAGAGCACCTCAGTGTCCGACGAGATCACGCCGCTGATGCCAAGGTGCTCATTATAGAGCGTCTCCGCAGCAGCCAGGAACGCTGCCCCTCCCAGGTACGACGTCGGAAGCTGCCCCCGGTCCTTCAGCAGATAATAGATTCCTGCGGCCGGGTTGTAGTCGTAGGTGTCGATCCTCAGATGAGTCGAATCCAGGCCCCACGCCGGCGTCTTGCGGGCAATAAACCGGAAATTCGGCCACCGGTTGTACTGGCCAATGTACACATCCTTGAACACCGCGTAGCAGACATGCTTCCAGGGCGTGTGCAGGGTGTCATCGTCGATGTATTCCTCAAGGTATGGGTCCTTTACCTGCGTCGCCGTGCCGAAATAGAACGTTACATTGCCGACCTCATTGATGACGAGATCCGCCTTGCCCTCCTCATCCGGCGTGGCGTTTCCCTCCCACACCTTGATGTCGTTCTGCCAGATTTCATAGAGTTCATCCACCTGGCCCAGGAGGAGGCCTACCGCTACAGAAAGGTAGTACCGATAACCGGATATAGCGGTCTGCGTTCCACCTCCGCCCCCTTTGCCACCTGTTGTTACCGCATCGACGATCTGCTCTGATCGATTTCGGCCGTACCAAAGCATGTTACCAACGACGACGCTCGTGCCCAGCAGATCCGGGATCGGGATGCCCTCGCTGGACGTGGTGATCTGGAACTCCTGGGTCTGCGCTGCCCCTACCGGGATGTCCTGCCCGGTCATAGGATCGATCATGGAAAACAGCCCCGCACCAAGGGCCGCTCCGACCCCGATGGACGTGATTAGCCACGGGGTCAATGCAGGCAGATACCAGCCGAATAAAGCGCCCCCTATGGCTGCTCCCATCAAGGTCTTGAAGCTCATCCCTCGGCCCCTCCCGTGAGTCTGTAAGCACGCCTGATACGATGGTTCCATTGCCGGTCAGACAGGCTTGCCGCCGCAAAGCCGACGCCTTCAATCACCTGGTAGATCGTGCCGCCGCAGATAATGGCCGCGTGGCTGTTCGAGCGACCAAACTTGTAAAGCACAATGTCACCATCCCTGAGAGCGCTTATATCCTCCCGTGCCACCGGCACCCGGTCTACCGGCAGATGCTTTTCGATCATGTCCTGCAGCAGCGTGTTCCGCGTGTGCAGGTGCCAGTCCCGAGGGTAGTCGGGCACACGGCGCATAATGCCGGCCGGCACAGCACCAACGTTGATGAGGGCATGACAGACCATGTGGATGCAATCGGCCCCGAGGCCCTTCACCCCGCACTTGTGCCGAAAGGGCGTGCCCCTCCAGCTTTCAAGCTCCGCACGCAGGGCCCGCACCCTCTCCTTGTCATCGAACCAGTACCGCATCACCGCTGCCCCCCGGACCAGGTGGTGGGGTTGTCCACCGGGATGTCCTTGAACCCCAAGAAATTTTCGATGTTGTTGAATTTGTCTCGGCACGTTTCAGCCTTGTGATCACACCCGGCAAAGGCCGTCACCGTGTCGCCCGTTTCGAGGTCCTCGATGGTATAGGCCAGAGTGATCGTGCCCCCCTCGTTGTAGGCCACCGGCCGGTAAATGCCTTCCCACTCCACAAATCCTCTGGTGAACCATCCGTCGACATAGCTCTTGAGCACAGGGGCATCAATATCGAGCCCGTAATTGCTCACCGTTGCCTGGAACGTGGCCGAAAAACTCATAGGATCGACGCCGCAATACTCGTCGTAGATGGCATGGTTGCACTGCTTCTGCCATTTCCAGCGCAGCACCGACCGGCGCAGATAATGCTCGAACCCGACGCACTGTGCCGAAGCGACCGCACCCTGGATGCCGACCCGGTCCACGTGGCCGATGAAGATCGGGACCATCCGCTCTTTCAGATCCCTGAAAATCTTGCTGATCTTCACCCACACGAGGTCCACCGGGTTCTGGACGATGTAGCGCACCAGGGGTTCCTGGGGCCGGGCCAGATACACCGTCGTTTTGCTCGCGGCATCGTCTGAGTCATAGCTGATCCCGCTTCGCCAGATGGGCGCAGGCACATACTCATGCCCCATCATGGTGATCCTGGCATCCCCGCTCGTGTAATACCAATGCACCCCGGCAGGCGTGGCGTTCTGCACGATCGAGAAGGGTGGCTCCGTCCAGAACTCATAGAGTTCCGTCGGCTGCCGTTTCCGACCCTCTTCCCGGGCTTCTATGGCGTCGCCTAGGTCCTTCATCCCTCATACCCGTTGGTGATTTTCGTGCCATTCGGCGCATACGCCTCGATCTCTGCGACATGGTATTTGCCGTATCCTGGGGTCATAAAGATGTCCTGATAGGTGAGATATAGCCATGCACTTGTGCATACCGCCTTCCAGAACCTCGCTGCAGGCGTCCCGGAAGGCATCACCAGCCGAACCCCTGTCTCTCTGCCCCAAATCCCGCTACTGCAAACCGGCGGCGACGTGAACGCCCCGGCAAACACCCAGTTGAAGTTGTTGTCTGAGCGGTAGACGGTGAGAGTGCCTTCCACCCCGTCGCACTGCCACGGTTGGTCCGTATGGGATATCGCCTCGAGGCTC